CACATCGCCGGTATGGGTCTCAGACCACTGAGCGGCAATCAGGGTGGCAGAGTGCCCAACGGGGGCAGTGATACGGTTGAACTGACTGCCGTCGTTCTTGTATGCGACCCACACGGTCTGGCGATCGGTGAGGCGGGAGGCAGGGGAGAGGCGCATCGGTCGTCTGTCGGTTGACTTGATTATTGTAGCAGGTCAGCGGTCGTTCAGGTGCTCTTCAAACCCCCGTGCCATTCCCTGCAGGAAGGCGGCGGCGATGCCCTGCCAGAACCCAGGATCTTTGATGCAAGCGGTCAGACCATCCATCCAATCCTGAGCGGTGGCGTTGGCGATCGCTTCCCGCTCTGCTGGGGTCAGGTCGTTCAGGAACTGCTGCAGGTCATCGGTTGCGTTGCGGGTCATCGGGTCCGTTGCGGTTGAGAGTATTGTAGCAGGTCGGGGGTCACCACCACCATCCGCCTTTGGGGTTGAATGGCAGTCCGATGGCGACCCATAGCATAGGGATGCCGATCGCGGCGAGCATCCATAGGGCGGCGGCAACGTAGTGATTCATCAGGGGGGGTGTCGGTTGCTCTGATATTGTAGCAGGTCAGGCGTCCCGTGCCGCTAGGAGCAGGGCGTGGAATTTATGAAACTCATGAGTCATTCCAGGCGACAGGGTTGGGCGTCCCTTGCTTCCGTGAGTCGGCAGGTGGAAGGTCTGGGGGATGCTAGGATGGGTCACCTTGTCGTGACTGCCGCCGGGTTTGATGGTGGCGCCTGCCTTGAGAATCAGGCGACGTGCCTCACGAACTTTGATAGGGGTCATGAGTCAGAGGGAGTTCAGTTGGGCGGCGATGCGCTCTGCCTCAGCAGCGGAGCGGCAACGGTCTGCATCATACCAGACCCCAGCGATGAGGCGGCGCTGGATTCGGTTGCCTTCGGCGCGGTAGATTCCAGCAGCGGGCAGGAGGCGATTCAGTAGGGTCTGCAGCATTGGTCCGTTGCGGTTGAGAGTATTGTAGCAGATCACCGCCACTCCAGAAAGGTAGCGGGGTTGCCATAGTCTCCGATGATGACCCCGTTGCAGCGGACCTCAGCGTAACCGTACTCTTCAGACAGAGAGTAGCAGAGGTCCCAAGCGCGGTCCTCATCAGTGGTCGTGTTCTCCCAGGGAGCGGAGGGGCAGATCACATCGTAGCGGGTCATCAGGTCGTTTGCTTTGGTTCCCATAGTATAGACCCCCTACCCGCAGTCAGCAGGCAGGGGGTGTGCGGTTTCAGAACTGGATTTCCTGCAGCGTGGCAGCGTGGTTCAGGAAGTCAGCGATGTTAGCGTCTTCCTCATCACGGACAAGGGCATCAAGAATCTGCAGCATCTCATTGCCATTGCGGGCACGGTTCAGCAGGGAAGCAGCGACGTTGAAAGAAAGGGTGGTCATCGGTTCAGGGGGGTGATGGTTGAGAGTATTGTAGCAGGTCAGCGGGCAAACTGTGCCAGACTGCTGGGAGCAACGTGAGCAGGCGATCCACAGGACCGGTAGAAGTCTACCATACGCTCTGCCTCTGCCAGGGTCTTAAACCACTGGGAGCGCCACTCGCAGGCGTTGTAGGGGGTCTGGTAACGGACTTCGATTCTCATGGGGTTGGTTGCGTTGTGAGAGAATTCTACAGGGTCAGGGGGTCGGGTGTGACCCCCCTGTGTGCCAGTTCAGAAATCGAACACGTCGCCGTTGATTTCAGCGCGGTTGACTTTAGGATCGTCCCACTTTACACCGTCCCGAGTCTCTTTAGTGCCAAATTCATAGAATGCCTCCAGCAGTTCTTCATAGCAGCAGATATCATTCTCCCGAATGAAGTTATAAATGCTCTCATCATTCTGCATCCAAAGAACAACATTCCAGGTCTCATAATTGGTCCAACCGTTGTAGGTTTGATCAGTGAGGCAGGTCTGGTAAGTGGTAGCAGGCATTGGTTTGTCTGTGGTTGACTTGTTAATTGTAAGGGGTCAGGCGGGGGGTTGGTGCCCCCCTTGTGCCACCTTATCAACTGGCACACTGAAAGCGACCGCTGTTGAAGTTAGCGTTAGAAAAGACCTCACGATTGACCAGTTTATACATACCAAACTCATTGGTCATCACATAACCTTCAGAGTCAATTCTGTTGCCGTACAGATAAGCAGCAGGACCATCATTGCGGCACAGATAGAGGCAGTCATCTTTGATAGACTTTACCAGCGCCCACAGACGCAGCAGGTTAGCATCACAATCAAAGTCATCAGGATTGACTTCCTCACCGGCACGAATGCAAGCGTTGATCTGCTGTTTGATCTTTGCTGCCTCTTTATCAGTTACAAAGGTTGCAATTTGTGCCATCTGACGGGCAAACTTGCAGACCTCATCAACATCAGCAAACGATTCTTGACCGTGTAGGATGTATGCTTGCGGTTTCACAAATTTGCAGTAGTGAGTGTCAGTGATGATAAAGTTCATCGGATACGCAACAGCATCACGCAAATCATTTTCTGCCACGTAGACAGTATGAGGTGCAACAATGATCTCCTGATAGACTACCTCAGGAAACTTGTAAGTGAGCGTGTTGGGAGTATACTCATCACTACCACCAAACCCAATAAAATCACCTTGAATGATAGCATCTGTGCGAGGCAGATAATCAAAGCAAGCGTGAAGAATACGCGCAACTTCACCCTGATAGAATGCATCAATCTCTTCATGATTGTGAGCGATACGAATCTTTTTCTTGTTAAAGACTGCTTTGGTTCCTACAAAGAACTCACCGCAGGCAGGATCAATACCCCAGACAATTGCAGGGGCACCATCAATCTTGACGCTCAACTTACCAGGATTGACGAACCAATCCAGAACAGAAAGGTCACCCGTGAGGATAGAATCTTCGGGGTGCTCAAGGTGGGTGTTTTTCATACTGCTATTGTAAGGGGTCCTGTGGGGGTCTGGGGCGGGTCTTGTGCCAGTTCCTCAACTGTCCAATTTCTTATAATCAGTCATCCAAACAATTGTGAAAACCTTTGAAACTTGAACTCTTACTATCATCATAACTTTGGTTATAACCTTCGTTATAACCTTCGTTATAAATTGCTCGGGCATAATTTAGAATAATAGAAGGAGATACTTTCCAATTTCTAATACCATCTTTATCAAGAGAAACAAGATTTACTTTTTCAGCAAGGTCAAGCATTTCTTCTTCAGTCATCAGCGGTGTCCTTTGCTGTTGAAACTATCATACGGCGTCAGGCACCCCCTACAAGGGGGTTTGTGCCACTTCCTCAACTGGCACAGGGTGGCAGGTCTGGGGGTCCTCTGGGGTCTATGATAAGGGGACAATCGGCAAAGACGGCAGCAGGGTCGCTGCCTGATCAAAGGTCGCCACCGCCCCTGCCATGAAATAATATAAAACAAAGTATAAAAAAAGGGAGGCAGATTGCCCCCCGATTCTTTATGCAAACATGAAACCATTGGTGAAATCGTATTCATTGTAGACAGGCGAAGTTCCTGCCTGCCCGATGAACTTGTGGACGAACCAATTGAAGTTGCGTTGAAACACACATTCGCCCTTGATTCCGTGCTCTTGAAGAATCGCATTCAGACGCGATTTAGTGGTCGCAGACTGATAACCACCATCGAAGATTTGCACGAAGTTGTCACCAATGGTGGCAATGTGGTTGCCGTGCAGATACACTTTGGACTCCTGAGTTTCGGCGTCAAAGGTAACCTCAGTGTTGCCAGACTTCCAATTCAGGGAGTCACGAATGGCAGCATTCATCTGGGTTTCGATCTTACGCATTGTGGGGTTTCCCTCTCAACAAATGTAGTATGGCAGGAGTCGGGGGGAATCGCAACCCCCCTTGTGCCAGTTCCGGAACTGTCACACTCCAGCAGTTCAGGATAGTATTCTGCCACTTCTTCCGTCAGTTCGTTATCACTGTACTTGTCGTAACTTCCCATCAGATAATCATAACAAAGACCCACCAAAGTTTTCATATCCATGCCATCAATAATTTGCTGGACCAGGTGATTTTGAAGTTCAGAACGGTTCATCAATTGTCTCCGAAATTGTTTGCTAGAAAGTCTTCAAGTTCAGTGAGTTTGCTCTCACTCAAGTTCCAAACATACTCACTGATAACAGTATCAAAAAGGTCAGCATCTTCACGACACTTTTCTTTCAGAAACCACTCCAGTTCTGTTCGGTTAGTCATTGTAGAACGTGACGATAATCAAGGGAAAATACACACCAACCAGTGAGATCTGTCACATGTTCAACTAAACATTGTGCGATGGATTCATCATCATCATCATCATCATCGTCATCAACTTCCACTTCATAAGTGTTACCAACCACAGAATCAATGACGGATTGTTGTTCTTCTAGAGTGAAATCTTCATCATCAAAATCAAACGAAACTTCGGTGACGTGGAGTAAAAGAGTTCTCATCAGACTTCATCCCTCATTTCAGAAAGTTTTTCATAGAGATTACGGCATTGACCAACATCAAGACCAGTGATGTTACACATTTCACCCCAACTTTCATTAAACTGATTTTCAATTATTGCTAGAATGGCATCCAGTTCTTCAAATGTGAGCGTGGTTTGTGTCATCATCAGTAATCGTAGTTAGCGTTGAGATACTCATTCACATCGAACTTTTCAGTATCACGAAGTTCGGGAATGTCAAGGTCAAAGATCTCACCTTGACTGTCAGCAATCTCACTCCAGAGTTCATCAAACATTCGGGGAATCCCTCAACGACAAATGTAATGTAGCAGGTCTCAGCGCCGCTTGGCGGTCTTCTGTGCCACTTTCACAACTGGCACGTCGTGATTCAAATTCTCATAGATTTTGCTGGTAATTGTATTAATCACCTGCAGAGTTTGAATCACGAACTGGCGAACCTTTGCGTTGCCATTGTTGTCATTGTAGGCACGCACAGCAAACTGATACAAACCCACAACGATTGCACAGATAGTTGCAACATTTAAAACCAGAGTTTGATAGAATTTAGAAGCAAACAGTTTCATAACATTTGGGGTGAGGGGGATAGTGTAGAGAATGCCTCAACCACGAATGTAACATAACCCACCACGTGGCAGATATCAACCCTCACTGTGCCACTTCGAGAACTGTCACACTAGACGAAGATATCGACTTCCTTGATGCTAACATCGACATCTTCGTCACCTTCGAGTTCTAATAATTGCTTCCAATCCATAGATTCTAGATCTAAATCATCATAACAATCGATATCTAATGTAACACGTACTAGGCGTTTGTGTGTTATCATGATACGTTATGCATAATGCTTGTATGCTAGGTCTTGATAATCATGCGTGTCTCGTGCATAATCATCATCTAGATCTAGTGTATAATGCTCATCTAGATCCGCGTAATCGTTCGTGTATGTATAGTCGAAATCGTAATCGTCGTACATAAGCTCGTCGAGATCGTGTGAGTGACTTGTGTATTATAGCATAGAGCTCGACGAGATTGCAATAGGTGTGTGCAGGTCTCGTCGAGATTCGTATGATAGTATATATGAATCTAGATGCTTCTCGTCGAGATTGTATGAGAGTCTCGTAACATAATGTCTCGTCGAGATTCTATCATACTCTCATAAGAATGTCAAGTCTCGTCTAGATTTTATGTGAGGGTCTGGGGATTTTTATGGGGGCGGGGGTTGACAAACTCTGCTTCTTATGATACGCTCGCTAAACTCACAAGTCTCAGAGGCATTTATAAGCATTAACACAAGTCTCAGAGGCATTTAATAAGACCAGGAGGCATTTATAAGCATTTAAGACATAAAGAATTGGAGGCACTTATAAGCATTTAAGACACATACATTATGAGGTTTTCCACACAAATACAATACTTTTCCACAAGTTTTCCACAATGAAATAATAAAGACTTATATATTTTTTAATACATTTTTTTAATAATAACATTATTCGGTTTATCATTCCAATGTCTTACTACACCTGCAATAATAAAGCAATTAGTAATCAGATAAGATGCAAAGATGAATGTTCGAATCAATGCTATCTTATCTGACTCCTTATTACACTTGGATGCTTTCTCTCCTAGTGCCTTTGCCCATAAGCGCCAGAGTTTATTATTTTTCATGAATTCTTATATCCTTCCATTCTGATGGATACACTAGCAAACAGACATCTCTGACCTTATGATCAAACTGTTGAATACAAACCGTAATATACTGTGAACACACAAACCGAATGATTCCTTTGAAATGCTTGTACTCAACTTCAAGTCCAGTAACAAAAGAATCGTACTTCATACAAATGCTTGTTGTAAAGGAGTTTGCTTCAATGGCATTGCTGTATAAGGTGTTGTATCTTTTGGATTTACACGCTTACCAATGGTCTTACTATTAATGGGTGAGAAGTATTCTTTTGTTTTGGTGTTGTAGAATCCCCAGATACATTTGACAGGTTTACCAAGATTATAATCAAAGCACCGATCGTAATGAATCCAAATAGCGGTGACATTACGCTTGAAATCTTCATATTCATAATACATTCCTTTTGGTGCTTTGTGAGGAAATTCAATCTTTGTCATAAACAGCACGGAGACGATTGGGTGGATAACCTAATGACAGATAATTATTGAGGAGTAGGTCACACTGCTCCTTTGTCAATTGCTTTGCTTCTTCCTCAATCAATTCCCACCCAGTGGTTGTCAATTCTTGAATACGATAAAGTTGTGTCACGTTGTAAATGCCTCCAGAATACCAGACTCATAATCTTCTTGCAATGCAAACTTTTGGGCATTGACGACTCTTTCCATAATTCGATCTGTATAACGATCATCAAACTGTTCTTCCTCTGACAGAAGAGTAAATGCTTCGGTGTCAGACTCGGCAATCAGATTAATCAGACCACCATATTCACTGGAAGGAAATGGAACCCAGTAGTCTACAATGTAAAGATACTTCATTAGTGTTTGTTTAGGACCTCTTAATTTTAGGGGAATGTGTGAGATTTGTCAACTGTCGATTCAACTCAACTTTTATCTGAATCAGATGAGAATACAGAAACTGTTCATAAGGATTTTGTTGCAGAAGAGAAGTCAGATTCTCAATTTGCAGCAGTGCAAGAATCAGTTTGGTCTGCTCATTCATAGAAACTCTGCAACAAAATAATCAACAGTCAATTCAAGTTTGGCAGCAGTGTTCTCAATATAATCATCAACCAATTCAGGTGCATCCTGTTGAAGAATGTGATAATACTGATACCACATAGGAGAAAGAGATTCAATCATTTGTGAGGATGGTTGTAGGACTCAAACAGTTTAACGTCTCTCTGAATCAGAAAGGCATTGTAGCCAAGAATCAGAAACAGAGTGACAATGCAATAAGCAATCATTTTGCGATTCATCAGCACGCTCCTGCCATAGGATTGACATTGACCGATTCAGTGTTGAAACCAGTCACTTCATAACCAAGACCAATGCGCTCTTCACATTCACGTTCAAAGTCACGCTTGGTGATACACTTGGTGCTCATCGTATCAACACCTTGAAACTTCAGCACCTTGTAGACAAACTGGGTGCTACCTTCGATGGGATAATAATCAACAACCATCGAACCAGTGGTGGAGGTCAGTTGCATTTGAGAGTGTCTCCCTCGATTACCTTTGTATTATAGGTCAGAACGACGGCACCACGTCGTTCCGTAGACCAGTTTGCGAACTGTCCATCCGCTCATAGAGCGTGTAAAGTTTGTTGTACACTGCTGGTACACTTCCATACTCTCTGGCAATCATTCTTTCTTCTCTAATGTCCAGAAGTTGCAGTGCAGATAGAATCACACCAATTTCATGAACATTCAAATTTACTTGTGTTTCAGTCATCATTTCAGTTCAATCCGATCAAATACTAGCATACCAATCTCAAAAAGCAAAGTATCATCCATATCACCCATCACACTGCGAATACCTTCAATCACAGCAGTCTGCATATATTCAGCATATCCTTCATCTTCATAGATGTAATCAATAACTGCAGGTTTCAGAGCATCTGCAATCTTGGTAATGGATGGAGTAGAGAGTTTCATTGTCATTGAATGTTCAGATACTTTTTATTGCGAATCATATGGTCCAGAACTTCACCAATCATTTGACGGTAAGTTTCATCATAGTTTTTGCTACACTCTTCATAGGCATCATACAGTTTGGTGTAGAGTGCATCCCAGTGTTGGCGATTGATGACAGTCATCAGAAGTGTGCCTCCGAATAATCAAGTTGAGCAGAATACTTTGCAATGGCATCATAACACTTTGCTGCCATCAATTCATCATTGTTGACATAATCGGACAGAAACTCAAAAGCATACTTCATACGCTGTTCGGGTTGAGCAAGGACACGCTTCAATTCTGCCTGTTGTTTGTTATAGGCAAACATCTCACGATCAGCAAAACTGGTGGTGTAGTAGGGGTGCATCAGGCGTTTCCGTTGATTACCTTTGTATTATAGGGGCAAACGTGCCTCGCTGCCAGACCGCTGTGCCAGTTTGGAAGGTGGCACAGTGAGTTCCTCCATTATGATTTGTTTTGGTAGAAAGTTCCAGCAATAGTAACTGCTACTGAACGTGATCTTATCATTTGGACGACCATCCGGACTGTGAAACTTCATCCGTTTGTCGAACATCAACAGTTGCAGATCTTTGTCCTTGAACAGTTGCTTTGGAGCACTATCATTCAACCAAGTATTGGTCATAATCAGAGCAAAAGGTTTATTGAATGATAGTGCTCGTTCAAAGAACTTACGCTTGTTTGTGAACGGTGGATTCGATACAATCACATCCCATTGTCTTGGTTCAAATGTAAGAAAGTCCTGCCCATAAGCAATGTGAGAATAGACAACGTGATTCTGCTCGCCAATTTGCTTGACAAACTCACTTTCAGGGGTATCAAATGGACACCATACAAGAGCATCTTTGGGAATGTATTTCAGAATGGGAGTGACACCATATGCAGGTGTATAACATTCATCATTATTCCCTCCAGAATACATCAGTTTTCCACTATCGAATTCTTGTACCATTGCTCTTAATTTCTTTTTGGGAGATTGTAACACCAATGCGGGGATCTTTTGCAAATCCTTTCTTTTTTTGAGGATATTGCTTTTGAATCTTGGGAAGAAGAATCTTCAGAACAGTTTGAGCATCAAGTTTCCAAATTTCAGCAATTCTACCACCTTCATATCGTGCATAATAATGATTGGCATACTTTCCAATCTTGTCTTCAATAATATAACGTTCCTGCTCTTCCCAAGTATCCTGAACGCTGATACCATTATAAGTCCCATTGATAGATTTGGCAATGGTAGATTTATATTCTGCTCCACCTTCTTCATTAATGGCATCAGCACCCGAATAAGTGTCTGCAATTTTATGACCCAAAACTCCTGCCATATGAATCTCACGGGAGCGAGCATAAGAGAATGGATCTCCCCAACCCTCTTCCTGGCAAAGATCATACATTTGCTCAAAGAGTTGTTGAAACTTTTGTTCGGGGGTCATTGGTTTGTTTGATTACCTTGTAATTATACTGCCTGCATCAGGCGGTTTGGGAAGAACTGTGCCACTTTGGAAACTGGCACACGGTTCTTCTCAATCAAATACTCCACATATAGCGTTTCTTCTTGCTCCCGTGCCTCAATTTCGTGTGGTTGATGCCAATAGTCGTAATTTTCAACGCATTCTTTACCATAATACATTTTTCCACGCTTGGACCGCAGCGAACCTACTACCCACTGGCGCAGGTGGACCAGTTCGTGCAGAAGAGTTTTTATATACAACTCCTCATCAAAATAGGTGCCAATCTCAATCAGAAACTCACGGGGACGATAGGATTCACCCACATAATCACAGTAACCATAAACTCCTTCACGACGCAGACCACGATGCAGAATCTCCACCTCAATCTTGTGACGTGGAAGAAACTTATTCAGAAACCAAGAGGTAACGTCTTCACAGAGGCGTTTAGAATAACCGTATCCAGAAAGAG